GCGGTAGGTGACTGCGCCAGCGGCAGAAGTTGGGCCGGCGAGGAATTCTGCTGCGGCGCTGGTGTTATCCAGCGTGGTGCTGATTGTAACTTCGTCGCCGGAGGTGGTGACAGTAACGTTGACGACTCCGGCCGTACCACCGATGACAGTGTTAATTGAGCCAGCGGCTTTGATGCTGACCCAAGTGCTGCCGTTCCAGCAGTAGATCTTGCTGTCGGCGGTGTCGAGCGCGATCTGACCGACGAAGGCGCCAGAGGCCGGAAGCGTCGTGACGAGATCGACGCTGGATTCGTCAGCGAGTTTGGCGGCTGTTACAGCATCAGCAGCAAGCTGCAACGTGTCAACAGCGCCATCTTCCAGCGCAGTGCCTGCAATCTCGGCAGTGCCGAACAGAATCTTGGCGCCAGGGATGGTGGCGTCAGCGATCAGCGTGACCGCTTTGCCGGTAAAGTCAGTAACCGTGATTTTTTTGGTTTCGCTGGCGCTGGTATCAACGACGGCAAGCAGGTCACTTGCCGCGAGATTGGCACCGGCTAATGCCGCTAGTTCGCTGATACGAAGATCGGCCATGCCCCAGTGCCCGCGTGGCGTTTACAGTTACACCAAGTCTACGTCTTACTCCAGCTCTTCCAGCAACAGGTGCGAATTGGCTGGTTTTTCCAGTTTGATCTTGCCGTCGTCCTCTTGCAGGAGGAAACGTTTTTGTTGCGTTTTGGCACGCAGGCGGATGGGACCGGTGGCAACAAAATCAATCGTGCCAGTGATCATTTCGTCGGCCGCAAAACTTACCGCGCTGCCTGTCACCAGTGCATCGAATTCCCACCACAATGCGTCGTTAATTTGCGTTGCATCAAAATCGCCGCCTTGTGGAACAGTGTTTTCGTACTTGACGTAAAACTTGCCGTGAAAAGACGATCCGACCTCAGTACGAAGAACTAGCTGCATTAGGTAATGCACGGGTTCTTCGTTGATTGCGTTTGTGTAGTCCCAGTGAGCGATAAGTCGTCCGCTACCACTAATTAGGCTGCTGTGCTGTTGGCGGTGTTCATCACTTAACGATGTGATGTCAACGGTTTCGCGGTTTGTGTTTAGTTCGTAGTCCGTAACAGAAGCTAGCAGTCGAGATGTAGTGTCTGCAATTTTTACGTTAATAGGTATGTTGCGACTAATAGATGCAAGTGGTATAAGTCCGGTGCCACCGCCCTCAAGGCTGTCGTCAAATGTCTCGTAAAGTTTGATGCCGCCAAGTTCGTCAACAAAAACGTACCAGTTACCGCTGGACTGGACAGTGTTGTTGGCCCAACCACTGGCAGCAATAAAGTCAAGGTTTGTGTTGTCAGTAGTACTGATTTCGACAAAATCACCACTTGTTAGAAAGCTGGCGTCAAAGTCAAAGCTAAATCGATCGCGTTCGGTATTAACATCTCCAGGGTTAATTACTGAGGCTTTGCTGCCTTCTAGTGAGATGCGGGTCAGCTCGATATTGCCGACATTGCCGAGGTAGATGCCCATCAGATTGTCACCGCTGTAAGTGCACCAGTGGCTTGGAAGCTGATTTGGGCAGAGCTGACTTCACCCACGCTGGCACCAAACGAGACGTTGGTAATGTAAGCAGTCAGTTGCACGTCGCTGTTTGTGTTGCCATCCGCCAAACGCAGACGCATTGTGACGGTATCGCTGCTGGATACACCAGCAACACGCAGCACTTTCTTCAACGCAGTGGCAGCGTCGTTGCGGCCTGTGTCGTCTTTGTAGTACAGCAGTGTGGCGCTGCCGTTGAATTCTTGGACGCCTGGCGCGTAACTGCGTTGTGATTCGCCAAGCGTGGTGGTTTCCAGCGCTTCAAGAGAGCCGGTCAAAGTCCAGTTACTGACCTTGATCTGTTCGGTGCCGTCGATCAGCAGGCGGCCGTCGCGTCCGGTATAAACCTTGGCCATTAGATCACCGCCACTAGATTCACTGTAACGCTGCTACGGCCGGGTCTCACTGAGCGGATTTGCGGCTCGCTTTCGTAGCGCCACTTTGTGCCAGGTGGCGCATCCAAAGTTGCCGCACTGCCGTTCCAGCCGTTTCGCGTAGCGGAAGGAAGTGTAAAAGTGCGAAGTGTGCCGATGTTTGAGTTGAAGTCGTCGATGAAAAGCTGGGCGTTTGCGTCAGTTACGTTTTCGTAGCTAAGGCCCAGCTTGGCGTTGGTTCGCTGAGACCCATACAAAATTCGGATCTCGGCGCCGGATTGTGAGTTGTGGTTTTTGATGGGCCACGCACCAGGGCTGAACTCGCGGCTGGTTGGCGTCAGTGTCGGAAAAGCCATTACTCCAGTACGCGAAAATTTGCTTCAGTAAGCACGTCCTTAGCCACAATGCTAACGCCGGTGGAATCGACGGGCACTTCTACGGCGCTGATATTCACCAAGCCGTCTTCGTCCAGTGTGAGCTGCTCCACTTGATAAACGGATGCGCTGGTCTGAAGGCTGAGCAACGTAAACAGACAGCCGCGCAAAGCGGAATCTGTGACGGCGTTGTTTTGGATCGTAATGCGTTGCTCGGTTACAGCACTCGTGCTGGGGTTGTAGATCAGGGCGTCGTAGCTGCCGTTGGCGATAGAGGTGACGCTGACGAGGGTGCCGGCGTCCGTGATGCCGCCGTTGTTGGTGGCGCTGTAGGTGGTGGCTTCGGTGATAACGCGGATGTAGGAACCGGGTTGGATGCCGAGGGCGTCGGGTACGGTTTTGAAGCTGACGGTGTGAGTGACGCGGCGGCGGATGCTCAACAGGAACCGTGCGGTCTTCAGTGCTTGGGCACGGTTGGTGCAGAAGTCAGTTAGATCGAAAGCTTGCTGGGTCGTGGAACGGCTGCCTTCCGCGATGTCGGCCCAGTCGACCAAAGCGGAGGCTTGCGTTGGTAGATCGTTTTCGACGGTGACGCGCCAACTAACCAGAGCACGGAAGTTTGAACGCTGGGCGGCGTCGATGTACTGGACCTGCAAGCTGTCTTGGATGATGTTGCCCGAGGTGAAAATCTGCTCGATTGCGATGGGCGTGGTGCTGATCTGGTAGCTGCTGTCGTAAGGCAGTGCCGGCATCATGCCGAAGCGACCGTTTTTGATCGTGAAGTTGCATAGCTGCAGCGCAGCGTTGTCGTACAGGAACGAGCGCAGGCTGTCGCTGTCTTCCACCACGCCGTCAAAGAAGATCTTGTTGGCGCGTAAGTACTGGGCGGTTGTGGTGAGTGATTCGACGTCGATCAGCTCTGTAGGGACAACATTGCCGACACCTTGGCTCTTGCTGGTCAGGAGGTAGTAGACAAGATCGGCGAAAAGGTTGCTGGGTCTGTTGTCCTGCTCAATCAAGCGGTAAACGCTGATACCGGTTGGCACCCAAGCGCGTATTTGACCGATGCCGCCAAGTTGACCGCTGGATTTAACAGTAAATCCCAGTGTGGACATGCCGTAGTACTCGGCGAGTGTTTCGTTGGAAATGCACTCGTTGACGTAAACGATCTGATGCTCGGGTCCGCTCTCGTTGGACTTGGTCAGCTCCAGATAATGGCTGCAGTCTGAGACCTGTGAGTTTTCTTCAAATACGCGCTCGGCGCTGCTGACTGTGGAGCTGTTAACTGTCGATACAGCTTGAACAGCAGTAACAGCAAAGGCAACGTTGACCTCCGAGTAGCCGCCTACTTTTGAAAAATCGTTATCAACATTTACAACCACCGTAAATTTGTGCGATGTATTCCATGTTCCATTCGCGGACTTTACCGTGAAAGACATGCCGCTCCATATATACGTGCTTCCTTTGTTTGTAGCTAAGTATACATTTCCAATAGTAGAGCCCAGTACGCCGGCTACGGACGTAGCTTTGACAGTGAACACAATTTGCCCGACGTTGGGCTTGTCGATTGTTATGTCAGCACTGTTTTCGTTACCCGCATTGTCACGTGCATAGCCCAGTACAGCAGTGAGCCACGCATTAGTAATCTGTTGTACGCTGCCATTGCTGGATGTGGTGTCGTACTGCGATAGTGCTGATGGAATAGTTGTTTGAGTGGTGGTTACACTGCTGCCTTCTTGTGGATCTGTTACAAGTTCGTCGTTCAAGCGAATGTCAGCAATAGTTATAGTGTCATCGCCGTTAGTTGTGACTCTAAAACCGCCATAGTCTGTGTCTAAGTCTATTCCTAAGATGCTGCCAGTATTCGCATTTAATCGGATAACTCTATTTGTATCTATGCTGTTGATTGCAATATCCGATCCCGTGCGCGGAATAAATCGGTACTCGTAGTATCCAATTTGCTTAGGACGAATACGGATGTAGTTGTACTGATCGACCGGGGCATTACCAGTAACGCAGAAAACTTGCGGCATCCTGCGCCAAGGCTGCTGGGCTTGGCCATAAACCTCAACTGGGCGTACCCAAATAGAAAAGCACGATGTGCGCTCGAAGTACTTATCCATTCGAGGCGTTGTGAGCGTAATGTCCTGTTTATCGAGTTGGTGCAGTTTGAAAGGCGTAGGAATTGCGTTGAAGTTGCACAGGCCGTTGGCGCGGTTCCAGACTTGGCTACGGAGTCCAATTTCGATGACTTGGGCATCGCGTCGCACGGGACGGATGCTTGCCATATGCAGACGGCAGATGTTGAAGAAAGCTGCGCCGCAGTGTTTGTTGGGGTTAAAGACACTACCTTCGTAGCCGCCGAGTGGTTCTTCTACTGTTCTTCTGCCAGCCAGCCCGACAGTTGCTACGCCGGTAATTGCGGTGCATTTAAATGTAATGCGTTGGGTTTGAAACTGTGTCCAAGTGGCGGGGCTTCTGCTTTCAACAACCCACACCGAAGCGCCGATAATCCATTTAGAGCCTATGGCCAACAAATCAGAAGCCCTTGCTCTCCAAGAATCAGCAGAAGCCTTCAAGTCTTTGACATTAACCTCTGTGTCCTTGAAATCATCTTGATTAAAGTCTTTCCAGTTATTACCATTGATTTCGAATGTTAAGGTATCGTTTTCGGCTACTGATACGATCGTGCGATTTTCTACGTCAGCACCGCCATTAGTGCCGCTGTGTGCAACAAACCCCATGCGGCGGGAGTAGGCACGTCCCACACCTGGCATACCGACCTGTAGAATGTCTTCTTTGGGTTGATCGGCGTAGCGATGCAGAACATCAGCATCGGAACCAGCGATCTTGCGGCGGCGGGCTTGAGTTTCTAGGCGTGCGTCTTTATTGTCCGGGCCTTCAGTTGCTGCATAAGGCGCCGAGATGATTTCCCAGTTGAAGCGGAAGGCCGTGCCGTTGTGGATTGGCTCGGCTGTTCCAAACGAAGCATCCGATTGGGGACTGTATGCCATGGAAAATCCTTGGCTGAACTGCCCGTCCTCAGTGGGAGCGGTGAAAATCTGTCGTCCGACAGAGCCGGTGGTGCCGTCCCCTTCTTTATGTGTGCCTGC